AGAACAAGACAGGCAACAAAAAGCACACAAGCAAGTGTTGGTAAACCTGTCATTCAGAATAGAAACTTCTTACAACCTCAGGGGTTTAGGTTTCAGGTAGCAAGGGCACCAAAAGTATCATTTTTTGGCAATGCTGTCAATATTCCTGGCATGACCTTGAGAACCACAATCCAACCAACTGGTGGTCTCAGAGATATTCCTATTCCTGGTGAGATCATTGATTTTGAGGATCTTACACTTAGATTCCTTGTTGATGAGGAACTCCAAAACTATATGGAGATTCAGAATTGGATAAGGGGTCTTGGATTTCCTGAGAGTCTTCAGGAGATTTATGACCTTCAGGCTGAAAAATATGGCACAGCAAGGGATGGTACTAGTGGCACTATGAACATCTATTCAGATGGTACATTGATTATTCTTGATGCTATGCAGAATGAAAGTTTTACAGTGAAATTTCAGGACCTGTTTCCATTCTCCTTGTCAACAATACAATTTGATGCTACAATGGCAGATACAGAATACTTCACTGCTGAAGTATCATTTAAGTATTTGAATTATAGTATTGTTAAAGGAAGTGGATTTGTATGATCACTCTTGATAAAATTCAAGAGATGTGGGAAAGAGATGCAAAGATGGACCCAGATAATCTACATACTGAGTCATTGAACATCCCAGTCCTACACTCTAAATATTATGAGATTTATAATAACATCTATCTGCTAAGAAAGAAAGCAGAACAACAAAGAAAAAACATTAGACACGAAAGATATGAGTACTTCGCTGGTAAAGCGGAACCAGAAGTATATGTTGAGAATCCCTTTCCTAAAAAGATTAGGGATAAGGAAACTATGCAGAAATATTTGGATGCAGATGAGAAACTCTCAGGAGTTTCGCTAAAAATTGATTATTATGAAACAATGTTAAGGTATCTTGAAGAGATACTTAAACAAATAACTAATAGAACATATCAAATTAAAAACTCAATAGAGTTTTTACGTTTCACATCAGGATTCAGTTAATGGACCAAGAAGACCAGGACATTCAATTATATAATGTTACCCTTGGAATTGACGATGTTAGAGTTCTACAATATGCAGTGGAGACATCACTAAAAAATTGGCCAGGATCACCTGCTAGACCAGCAGAGGAGCAGGAATATCTATGGCATACAAGGGATTGGTTAAATAAAATTATACTGGAACACACCTTCGCAAGCATGTAATAAATACTGCTAGGTGAGATTTCATTATGGCAGATCTGAGTATTCAAAAGGTCAATGAAGTCTATCTACAAGTAAAAACAGAACCTCATATTGAGTATGAGTTAAGGGATAGATTCACTTTTGAAGTGCCAAATAAAAAATTCATGCCCCAGTACAGGAGTAAGTATTGGGATGGATATGTGCATCTATTCAATATGAAGACCAAGAGGATCTATGTGGGTCTTCTTGATAAGGTTATTGCGTTCTGTGAGACATCAGGATACACCTATGAGTTTGAGGACAATAAGTTCTATGGTCCTCCATTTGAGGTCAATGAGATGATCTCAGAGGGGGGTGTGAAGGACTTTATGAAAGCAATCACACCAATCAAACCAAGGGACTATCAGATTAATGCTGTTCATGATGCCCTGAGATATAACAGGAAGTTGTTGATCTCACCAACAGCATCTGGTAAGTCATTCATGATTTATACCATTGTCAGGTTCCATGTGAATGCTGGTAGGAAGATCCTACTTGTGGTCCCCACCACATCACTTGTGGAGCAGATGTTTAAAGACTTCCAGGATTATGGGTGGGATGCTGAGAATCACTGTCACAGGATCTATGCTGGCAGGGAGAGGGTCAATACTAATGAGGTTACCATCACAACCTGGCAGTCTGTCTATCAACTGGATAGGTCATTCTTTGAGGAGTATGATGTCATCATTGGTGACGAGGCGCACCTTTTTAAGAGTAAGTCTCTTGTTGGTATTATGGACAAGTTACACCATGCCAAGTATAGATATGGGTTCACAGGAACTTTGGATGGCACACAGACCCATAAATGGGTCTTAGAGGGACTGTTTGGACCATCATACAAGGTAACCCAAACAAAGAAACTGATTGATGAGGGCCATCTTGCCACATTGGACATTCAGTGCCTTGTCCTGAAGTATAAACCAAAGAAGTTTGATACCTATGAGGATGAGATACAGTTCCTGATTGGTAATGAAAAAAGGAATAAGTTTATCACCAATCTTGCCCTTGACCTGAAGGGCAATAGTCTCATCCTATACAGTAGGGTTGAGGCACATGGGGCAATACTTTACGAAATGATAAATAACAGGGTCAGGGAAGGAAGACAAGTCTTCTTTGTTCATGGCGGTGTAGATGCTGAAGAAAGGGAACAGGTAAGGGAGATTACTGAGCAACAGAATGATGCCATCATTGTTGCCTCTTACGGCACATTCAGCACAGGTATCAATATTAAAAATCTACACAATGTGATATTTGCCTCTCCATCAAAGTCTCGTATCAGAAACTTACAGAGCATTGGTAGAGTCCTAAGAAAAGGCAAAAATAAAATCAAAGCAAAACTATATGATATTGCTGATGATCTTACTTTAGGATCAAGGAAGAATTATACACTGAACCATTTTATTGAGAGGGTAAAAATTTATGTTCAAGAGCAATTCAATTATGACATTATATCAGTCAACATAAAAGACTAGGAGGAGTATATGCTAGAAGATGATTTCTACTGTACAATTAAATTTAAAGGTGGAGATGAAATATTTGCCAAAGTAGCAGCAGATGTAGATGATGATAGGACTATGCTTATAGTATCAAATCCTATTATTGTAGAGGAAGTTAAGGTTAGAGGAACTATTGTAGGTCACAAGTTTGAACCTTGGTTAAAATCAAGTAGTGATGATATGTTCATAATTAATATAGATGATGTCCTTACAATGTCTGAGTCGGAAGATATTGAAATGATTTTATACTATCAAGAATATATTAGAAAGATGAATAAAGGCAATCATACACAGATAGATAGAAGGATGGGATATCTTTCCTCTGTACAAGATGCAAAAGATGTCTTAGAAAAACTATATAAGTCCAATTAGCTAAGACTTATCTTTCAAAGGCAACAAACCTAGTCTATATGAAGAACACATAGTTGTCAAGGTTTTAATTTCCTGTTATAATATTATTATTAGATAAATGATTATTATGCCCTTCTCTTATACAACTATGGCAAGACCTAAGAAGTCAGAACACTATGTAAACAATAAGGACTTCTTAGCAGCACTGGAACAGTATGCTATTGATGTTGCACGTGCAAAGGAGAGGGGTAATCCCAAACCACAGATTCCTAGATATATTGGTGAGTGCTTTCTGAAGATTGCTAACCACCTATCATATAAGCCTAACTTTGTGAACTATATGTTCAAGGATGATATGATCTGTGATGGTATTGAGAACTGTGTAAGATATATTCATAACTTTAATCCTGAGAAATCAAAGAATCCATTTGCTTATTTCACCCAAATCATTTACTACGCATTCCTGAGAAGGATCCAGCAGGAGAAGAAGCAACTGGAAATCAAAAACAAGATTCTAGAAAAAACCAACTTTGATGAGGTCTTTGATTCCAATGACCTTGACAGCAGTAACTATAGTGAGTATAATTCCATCAAGGATGCTGTCCACAGTAAATTGAGGAACTGATGAAGGTTGCTGTCATTACAGACACACACTTTGGAGCACGTAAGGGTTCCAAGTTGTTTCATGATTATTTTGAAAAGTTTTTTGAGGACATTTTCTTTCCAACATTACGAGAAGAGGGTATCACCACTGTGATTCACATGGGTGATGCTTTTGATGTTCGTAAGGGTATTGACTTTAAATCACTGGAATGGGCAAAGAGGGTATTCTTCAATCCCCTGAAAGAGATGGGTATCACCATGCACCTAATGTGTGGCAATCACGATGCCTATTACAAGAATACCAATGATATCAACTCCAATGATCTGCTATTAAATGAGTATGATAATATATTCACATATTCCTCAGTAGCAACCGAGGTCACCATTGATAAGACACCCATCCTATTCATCCCCTGGATTAATGATGAAAATAGGGAGCAAACATTAAGTGTGATTGAAAACTCAACCTGTGAATATGCCATGGGTCACCTTGAACTCAATGGATTCAGGGCACATAGGGGATGTGTGATGGATCATGGTGCTGATGTAAATCCTTATCAGAAGTTCAAAAAGGTGTTCTCTGGTCACTATCATACAAGATCAGATGATGGCAAGGTCTTCTATCTGGGCAATCCTTATGAGATGTTCTGGAATGATGTTAATGATACCAGGGGATTTGTCCTCATGGAAACAGATGACATGAGTTTTGAATATGTCAATAACCCATATCAACTGTTTCATAATGTTTACTATGATGATACTCCACATCAAATGTTTGATGCTACAGAGTATCACAACAAGATCATAAAGGTTATTGTAAAGAATAAATCAGATGCCTCTTCCTTTGAGAAGTTCATTGATAAACTGTATGATGTAAAGGTTGCAGACTTAAAAATCATTGAGAACTATGATTTTAATAATGGATGGGTTGATGAAAATGATGATGTAGAAACAGAAGATACCTTCTCAATACTCAATAAATACATTGAAGAAGCAGAGTTCTCACTGGATAAATCACAGGTAAAATCTCTGATCAAAAGTGTTTATGAGGAAGCTTGTGAGTTAGTGTAATGTTTATAATCACATTAGAAGGGAAGGAGAAGGAAGGAGCATATTCTGTATTAGATGATGAAGGAGAACAAGTTCTTTATATCTTTGAAGAAAAAGATGATGCTACAAGATACTCTATGCAGTTAGAAGAACTTGAATATCCAACCATGCGAGTGATTGAGATTGAAAGTGAATTAATGATTCATACCTGTGAGATACATGGTCACAGGTATGCTATTATATCCAAAAATGACATTGTGATTCCACCCGATAAAACTGATGATAACTTTTAAGAGTATTACCTGGTCAAATTTTTTATCAACTGGTAATCACCCTACAACTGTAACCCTAGACAGTAACTCAACATCCCTGATTATTGGCACCAATGGTGCTGGTAAGAGTACAATTCTTGATGCCCTTACATTCTCCCTTTATGGTAAATCATTCCGGAAGATTAATAAGGCACAACTTGTCAATACCACCAATGAGAAGAACTGTCTGGTTGAAATATGCTTCTCTTCCAATAATGTTGAGTGGAAGGTAGAACGTGGAATCAAACCAAACATCTTTAAAATATACAGGGATGATCAGGAACTGAATCAGAGTGCATCTGCTAATGATCAACAGAAGTGGTTGGAGCAGAATGTATTAAAGATGAACTACAAATCATTCACCCAGATTGTGATATTGGGAAGTAGTTCCTTTGTTCCTTTTATGCAACTACCAACAAATAGCAGGAGGGAGGTTGTTGAGGAACTGTTGGACATCAAGATCTTCTCATCAATGAATGAGATTGTTAAATCAAGGATTCGTTCTTTTAAGGATGATGTTAGAACACTGGAACTTAAAAAGGAGAGCCTGAAAGATAAGGTTGATATGCAGAGGAACTTTATCAAACAGATAGAGGATCAGGAAAAGGATGATATTACATATAAAGAGAAACAGATCAGTGCCCTGCTCTTGGAAGAGAACTCATATATTCATAAGAATGAGCATTGTAACAAGGAAGTAATAGATATTCAGAGTAGGATGGAAACCCTTGATGGTGCAACAAAGAAACTGAAAGAGTTTGGTGCTATTGAGGGTAAGCTGTCTATGAAGATTACTAAGGTTATCAAGGATCAGACCTTCTTTGATAATAATACTGTTTGCCCTACCTGTTCTCAGGATATAGAAGAGAGATTTAGATTAAATAGAATTAGTGACTTCAAAAATAAGGCAGTAGAATTGCAAGAGGGGTATTTGAAACTCCAAGAAGCAATTGAAAAGGAAGAGATTAGGGAGTCACAATTTAAACAACTATCAGGAGATTTAAGTAAACTTCTTAATGGCATTACTAAAAACAATTCTCAAATCAATGGGTGTCAACAACAAATCAAAAGACTTGAACAAGAAATTCAAACTATTACCAGTCAAATTGCAAACAGAAATTCTGAACATGAGAAACTAGAACAGTTCAGAACAAGTCTTCAAGATACCTTTGAGAATATTAGTGATAAAAAAGAGAAGATTACTTACCTAGATTTTACCTATAATCTTTTGAAGGATGGTGGTGTAAAGAGTCAGATCATCAAGAAGTATCTGCCCATCATCAATCAACAGGCAAATAAGTATCTTCAAATGATGGACTTCTACATCAATTTTAAACTTGATGAGGAGTTTACTGAGTCAATTGAATCTCCCATTCATGAGGACTTCTCCTACGCCTCATTCTCAGAAGGTGAAAAAATGCGAATTGATCTTGCCCTTCTCTTCACTTGGAGGGAGGTGGCAAGAATGAAGAACTCTGTCAACACCAATCTCCTTATTATGGATGAGGTCTTTGACTCATCCCTTGATGGATTTGGTACAGAGGAGTTTCTTAAGATTATTAGATTTGTGATTAAAGATGCTAACATCTTTGTCATATCTCACAAAGACGGTCTTGAAGACAAGTTTGATGATGTGCTAAGATTTGAAAAAGTAGGTAATTTTTCCAGGATAGAACCATGAGTATTAGAAGACCAGTAGACATGGGTGAAGATTTTCAAAAGAAAATGACACTCATTACAGATCCAGCATCTGACAGATATCTTGAGGAACATTCAAGACGTAAAGAAGTATTAAAAACTTTAAACAGAATATTAAGTGTGAATGAAAATTCATTAAGTTAGCATACGCTGACTAAATAGTAAGGTGAGTGGGAGATTAAAATTATGCATAACCTAGTATCTAGAAATGAACTAGCATCTTGGAGGTGGGATGAAAAAAGCTCATCAGAAGAGAAATATGATCAAGTATCCGATTACTTCCAATGCATTTCAGAATGTGGTATCATAGATCAAACAGCAAGGAGGTTTTGCAGACACATTCTGACTGAAGAATAATCCTATCACATACTGTAAGGAGTACAAGACCAAAGCCCCCTGGACCTAATAAGTCTGGGGGGTTGGTGTATGTGCCAGTTTACAAAGTGGTTGCAATGGGTTTTAAAACCTCCCAGAGGGTGTAGACTATTCACATAAGCAAGAGACATCATGCCTGTCAACTATGAAGTCAAGTCCCAACTGGCAAAGTTGCTGGCAACAGAGGACTTGGTAGTTGAGCATATGAATGTGTCCACGGCACAGTTTAATGTTGAGACAAGGGTATTGACCCTACCAATGTGGAAACGTGCTTCTAATATAGTCTATGACATGTTGGTTGGTCATGAGGTTGGACACGCATTGTTCACATCAAATGATTGGAGTTGGGAGAAAGAGGTGCCCCAACAGTTTGTTAATGTGACTGAGGATGTTCGCATTGAGAAACTGATGAAGAGAAAGTATCCTGGTCTTCATAAAACATTCTATGCTGGATATAAGGAACTATCTGATGATGACTTCTTCTGTATTGGAGATCAGAATGTCAGTGATATGAACCTGGCAGATCGTGCCAATCTTTACTACAAAATTGGTAGATTCAATAATATCCCTTTCCACAATCTTGAGGAGGAGAGGATCATTAAATTGCTAGGTGATGCTGAGACATTTGAGGATGCTGTAGAAGCAGCAAAGCAGTTGTATGCCTACTGTAAGGATCAGCAACAGCAAGAATCCTCACCTATGGAAATGCCAGCTCAACCTAATGGTCAGGGGAGTGGTGAGGATATGGAGCAGCAACAGCAAAATGCTCCTGAGACCTCAGGATCAGGACGACCTGATATTGGTCCTGATGAGAGTAACTATGAGGATCAGATTGAGGAAGAGGTAAAGGAGAAGAATCAAGAGCAGGTAGAACCTGGCAAACCTGGTACAGAACCTAAGGTTCAGACTGACTCAACGTTTACAGAAAGGGTTGAGGAGTTTAATGGTAATCTCACTGGAAATGATAATGGTTACTTTGAACTTCCTGAGATAAATGTGAAAAACTTCATCGTTCCCTTTTCTCAGATTCAAAAGGAACTTCGTGAAGGTGAAATGGTGGAGAAGGAAAACCATCCTGATTGCTTTGATTGGGCTGATAGTAAGTATCGTGAATTTAAAAAGTCTGCTCAAAAGGAGGTCAACTATCTTGTTAAGGAGTTTGAGTGTAAGAAGTCTGCTGATGCTTATGCCCGTGCCTCTACTGCTAAGACTGGAGTTCTTGATTGTTCCAAACTTCATACTTACAAATATAATGAGGATCTCTTCAGGAAGGTAACAACCATTCCCGATGGTAAGAATCACGGATTGGTTTTCATCCTTGATTGGTCTGGTTCAATGGGTAACTCTATTGTTGAAACGATCAAACAACTTTATAATCTTGTTTGGTTCTGTAGTAAGTGCAATATCCCCTTTGATGTCTATGCCTTCACAAACTCCTATATTGATGATTATGCTCGCGAGAACACGATTTGGGAGGAGGGTAAGTTTATCATCTCTGGTGACTTCAGATTGATGAATCTTCTTTCCAGCACTGCTAAGAAGAAGGATCTTGAACAGCAGATGCTTTATGTTTTTAGATTAGTGTTTGGTATGAGAAACTATGTTGGATATCAAAATCCTCGTCAGTATTCTCTATCAGGAACTCCTCTCAATGAGGCACTTGCATGTCTCCATAGTCTAATTCCTCAGTTTAAGAAAGATAATGACCTTCAAAAGGTCCACTGCTTTGTTCTTACTGATGGTGAGGCTGGTGGTCTCCATGTTGCCAGGGAGAATACCTTTGGTGGTCGTGGATCAATGGGTTGTGGTGGAGGTCATGGTTATCTGAGAAACAGGAGGAGTGGTCATGTATATCAGATTGGTTACAACTATTCTGATTTTACTTATGTGATGCTGAGAGACCTGAGGGATTGTATGAAGGATGTAAACTTCATTGGTATTCGTCTCTGTGGTCCTAGGGAGATCAACAACTTCGTCAGACACTATGAATATGTGAGTGATGATGCCATCAAACAGATTAAGAAGGAGAAATTCTATGACATCAAGGAGAGTGGATACACATCCTACTTTGCTATGATGACCTCAGCACTCAGCAATGAATCTGAATTTGAGGTTGAGGAAGGTGCTTCTAAGGCAAAAATCAAATCAGCATTTGTTAAGAATTTGAAGACCAAGGCACTAAATAAGAAAGTTCTCTCTAAGTTTATGGAGTTGGTTGCCTAAGAAACCACCTCTACAACTGTCCACTAAGGGGTCTCTGACCCTCCAAAATCCTTTATAATGAACCTGTGAACAAAACAACTATGTCACTCTCCACCGAATACGTCCTGTCCTCGCTCACCAATCTGTATGGATCAGAAGTAGTTGCTGCTGATGTCCGTGCTTGGTGTGCTATGAATGGCACCACCTATCAGACTGTTACTAAGAAACTTGATGACTACAAGGTTGGTCGCGGTAAGTGGAACCTGACTGTAAAAGAGAAACTGGAAAAAACATATGAGGCACCTGCTGCAACACCTGCTGTGGAACAGAACTTGATTCCCCAGAGTGATGATACATTTGTTGCCTTTGGTAGTTTCACTGATGTTAAAAAGATTATCAAGTCCAAACTGTTCTACCCCACATTCATTACTGGACTGTCTGGTAATGGTAAGACATTCTGTGTGGAACAGGCATGTGCTCAACTTAAAAGGGAGATGATTCGTGTCAACATCACTATTGAAACAGATGAGGATGATCTTATTGGTGGTTTCCGCCTTGTTAATGGTGAAACCGTCTGGCACAATGGCCCAGTCGTTGAAGCACTCCAACGTGGAGCAGTCCTGCTCCTTGACGAGATTGACCTTGCCTCAAACAAAATTCTTTGCCTCCAATCTATTCTTGAAGGAAAGGGGATTTTCCTCAAGAAAACTGGCAAATACATTACGCCCACAAAGGGTTTCCAAGTATTCGCAACTGCCAATACTAAAGGCAAAGGATCCGATGATGGACGATTCATTGGAACTAACGTGCTTAACGAAGCCTTCCTTGAAAGATTCCCAGTAACCTTTGAGCAGTCATATCCTACTCCTGTCACAGAGCAGAGAATCCTTGAGGGTATTGCTTTGGATCTTGGTATTGAGGATCGTGCTTTCTGTAAGCACCTGGTTGATTGGGCAGACATTATCCGCAAGACCTTCTATGATGGTGGTATTGAGGATGTGATTAGCACACGTCGTCTGGTTCATATTATTCGTGCTTTCAGCATCTTTAATAACAAGGAGAAGGCAATCCAAGTTTGTATCAACCGTTTTGATGATGAGACCAAGGCATCATTCATTGAACTTTATGACAAGGTTGATGCTGACTTTGAGATGAACACTGATTCAGTTGACACCTACCAACAGATTTGATATAATAACTGATGGTAAACTCTTGGTCATTACTTTACGATGAACTTTATGGAGATGAAACTATGATTTCAAGTGCAATCACTAAAGACTACAATGATTTCTGGGAACATGATGGTATCAGTTTCACTGGCAATCCTTATGACTATGGTGCTGCTCAACCAGTGCCTTTTCCTGGTGGTGCAGGGCAAGATGTGATTACTTTTGGTTCTTCTTCTGCAGATACCATCACTTTTGGTAATGATCACATTGAATTGAATATTCCTGATCTTCCAGAAACCAATAATAACAATGGTAGATGGAAGTATGATGAGGATGTAATCATTAAGGATATTACTGATTATGTTGGTGGCACATACCGTAGTCATTACACTGGTGCTGCTAATGGATTTAAGGAGATCCAGACCATTGATTTGATGGCAGCAAAGGGTCTAGCATCCTCATTCTGTCAGGCAAATATCCTCAAGTATGGTAGTCGCTATGGTGCTAAAGATGGAAAGAGCAAGAGGGACTTGCTCAAGGTGATCCATTATGCTATGCTACTATTACACTTTGACAATCACTACAAAGAATCTGACTATCCTTTTTAATAATGAAAACACGTTCCCATATGAAACTTTCTGATACCACTGTCAACCTGCTGAAGAACTTCTCTTCAATCAATCAGTCTATCTTGTTTAAACAAGGCAACAAACTTAGGTCAATTTCAGTGATGAAGAATATCCTTGCTGAAGCAACAGTAGAAGAAGATTTCCCTAGGGACTTTGGAATCTATGATTTGAATCAATTCCTGAATGGTCTATCTCTTCATGCTAGTCCTGAGTTGGACTTTAAGAATGATGAGTATGTAATGATCAGGGAAGGCAAGATGCGTTCTAAGTATTTCTTTGCTGACCCTACAGTTATTGTTGCTCCTCCTGATAAGGAGATCTCCCTGCCCACAGAGGATGTTTGTTTTGAGTTGACAAGCCAACAACTTGATAGACTGAAGAAGGCAGCATCTATCTATCAACTTCCTGATATTTCTGCTATTGGTGAAGCAGGTGTTATTAAGTTGGTAGCACGTGATAAGAAGAATGACACCTCCAATGATTTTTCCATTATTGTTGGGGAGACTGATTCTGTCTTTACATTCAATTTTAAAGAAGAAAATCTAAAGATTGTTCCTGGATCTTATGATGTAGTAGTTTCTTCTAAACTTCTTTCTAGATTTATTAATCAGAATATTGATGTCACATACTTCATCGCCCTCGAACCAGACTCAACCTTCAATTGATATTCCCCTTAGAATAGTTGGCAGTATTGGAGTCATTACTGCCTATTTTATTGTTCTGCATGTGAATGTTACAGTTGGTGTATTTCTGCATTTTCTAGCAGATTTAATCTCTGTACCATATTTCATCAGGACAAAATCTTGGGATGTGGTTATAATGCTTACATTCCTACTCTTTATTGGTGGAAGTAAATTATTATGAACATTTTTGTGACCTCTCCCAGTCCTTGGGAGTCTGCCAGGGTTCTCCCTGACAAGCATATCGTCAAGATGCCCTTAGAGACCTGTCAGATGCTTGCTATTGTATGCTCTGACAAATGGGGTCATAACTTCGGCACTCTTCCCAGAGCAGATGGCACTCCCTATGCAACTGAGAAGGGTGCTTTTCGCAATCATCCCTGCACCAAGTGGGCGAATCAATTTGTGACCAACTGGCAATGGTTACTTGCTCATGGACTTGCTATGTGTGAAGAGTACACTGCTCGCTATGGTAAGGTTCACACCTGCCAGAAGACCCTCCTAGTAGCAAAGGAGATACTTCCTACAGCAGATCCACAAGGCCGCAGTGGGAAGGGTCCAACTCCATTTGTATTTGCAGGACCTGATGAGTTCAAGTATGATACAAGCATTGATATTTTCACTGCTTACAAGATGTATATTTCATCTAAACCATGGGTAAAAGATAATTATCTTCGTATCCCAGATCGTAAACCTGACTGGATATAATGAGACATATTTTGTTTACTTTAAAGGGATGTCCTTTTGATTTACTTGATGATAAAGAATTCATAAGAATTGTTTTGTTTAGAGCAACAAAAGAATGTAAATCAACACTGCTTGATTTAACAGTGCATAAATTTGAACCACAAGGTGTGACTGGAATTGCTATGTTGGCAGAGAGTCATTTTACCATACACACTTGGCCTGAAAATGGTTTGGCAGTATGTGATGTATTTACTTGTGGGGATGTTGCTATGCCTGAAAATGGTGTAGAATATATGAAAGAACAATTGAAGGCAACTGATATTGTGTCTAATGAATTTGTTCGTCCTTTGGAATGATTATGAGCCGTAATGAATTTGTGTGGGTTGAAAAATACCGACCCAAGAAAATAAGTGAGTGTATTCTTCCTGCTAATATCAAGAACACTTTTCTTGATTTCCTAGATAAGGGGGAGGTTCCTAACCTCCTCCTATCAGGACCACCAGGTTGTGGTAAGACCACAGTTGCTAAGGCAATGTGTGCTGAACTTGGGGTAGATTACTATGTGATCAATGGTTCTGATGAGGGCAGATTTCTAGACACTGTACGTAATAATGCCAAGAACTTCGCTTCAACTGTATCGCTATCTTCTTCTGCCAAACATAAAGTCATCATTATTGATGAGGCAGATAACACAACCCCAGATGTACAACTCTGCCTTAGGGCGTTTACAGAGGAGTTTATTGG